TGCTGCTGTTGCTGCTGATGCTGCTGATGCTGCTTATTATGCTGCTGTTGCTGCTGATGCTGCTGATGCTGCTTATTATGCTGCTGTTGCTGCTGCTGATGCTGCTTATGCTGCTGCTGCAGATGCTGCTTGTGCTGATGCTGTATCTGTAGCAGATGCTGCTTATACCGCTTATGCTGCTTATGCTGCTGCCAGAAAAGAAAACCAACAACTAACCGCAGACATCTGTCGCAAATACCTGAATATATGAACAAACTAAATGAACTCATTGAATGGATGGAGGGTGAATTGGATGTGGTTAAAAAGAACAATGCTGCTGCGTATTTATATCGATGCGGGGTGGCAGATACTCTTGAAAGAAACATCACCAAAGCCAAGGAACTTGAAGCCGCAAATTGCGACCACAAGGATTGTCGCAATAGTGGTAAAGATTTGCGACAAGAACTAATTGAAAAGGGATATGACATGAACCAATACCCCGACCAAGTAACCGACCATGACCGGGCAAGTACCGACCAAGTACCGGACAAGTCATACCCCGCCAAAACCCCCGAACAGATAGCAGCGGAGTTGTACCCTGACTACAAAAACGGTAACGATACCGTTATACCGAAGCCCATTAATCATGAGCAAGCCGCAAAGCGTGCCGCATGGCTATCAAGGCAACCGGAAGTGGATGAACTGAAACGGCAGGTGGAGGAGTTGAAATCGGTAGTCTATCGTGCAGGAGTTCAGCATTCTATTAAAGACGATGAAATCAAACAACTCCAATCCGAAAACGAAAGGCTGGGAAAGAAAAAACAGTAAATTAGCACTATGAAAGCACGGGAATTAAGAATTGGCAACTGGGTTATGTATGATAGACCATGTAGGATTCATGCATTAACTGCGAACCCTCCAATTATTACAATAGAATTTGGGCTTTGCGTTGTTTACCCTCCCTTTAAAAACACAGAGGATTATAGCGAGCATTACTCATTTACCAGCATAGAAGATATTGAACCCATCCCCATCACCCCTGAGATACTTGAAAAGGCCGGGTTTAGAAAAGAGCATTTAGGGCAGGGGAAAATGCATTTATGCATCAGCGAAGACTACTTTTTAACCTTTTATGACAATGAAGTATATTTAGAATGTAACGATTCGTTCATTTCGTTGCATTTTGGCTGCAAATCCCTCCACCAGCTCCAAAACCTGTATTTCGCCCTGACTGGCGAGGAATTAGAGATAAATCTTTAAATTGTGGTATGACCACAGAGGAAGCGTTAGCCCTCATAGCTGAAACAAATGAACCCCTGGCGGTGGTTTTAAGGGATTTAATGGCTAAAATTGACCGGATAGACCATAGCCAGGAAACCCTCTTAGAACCTCTATTAACCCACCTAATGACACAGGGAGAGGCTTCGACCTTTGACCTGTCTGTTTTGATTGATTTACTTAACACAAAACGTAAGAACTAATTGTTGATAAGTAATACAATGTAAATTTGGTAAAGTGACTTATCTTTGTTAGCGGGTATTTATATCCGCTTTTTCATTTGTGGCATATAACAAAGATGAAATAATACAAAAAGCACTTCAGGTAATCGAGCAACAAAATTGCACGAAAATATCTGAAGTTTTGTTGTTTCTGCCCATATCATATAGGACATTTTATGAATGGGAATTGCACGAATTGCCAGAAATATTGGAAAAGATAGAGGCCCAAAAGGTTGCTATCAAAGCCAAGATGAAAAAACGGTGGTTCAACTCAGATATCCCCGCTTTAGCCATAGCAGCGATGAAGCTGATAGCAGACGAAGAAGAAATAGATGCTTTAAGCACAAGTAAGGTAAAGCAAGATAATACTCACTCATTCAAGGATTTACCCGTAGTCAATTTTGTTAGAAGAAGTTGATATAGACGTTACAAGGCTTTACGAAGAAAACCTTGATGCTCTTTTACATAGCGAGAAAAGGTATATAGTTAACGAAGGGGGTGCAAGATCGGGCAAGTCCTACAGCATCATGCAAGTCCTTTTAAGCTACGCCATAAATAACCCTGGTACTTCCGTAACGGTAGTATCCCATTCCCTGCCTCACCTAAAGAAAGGCGCATTAAGGGATTTTATGAATATCATAAATGCAATGGGGTGGTATAGGGAGGATTGGCATAACAAGACGGATAACGTCTATAACATCCCCAATGGCAGTTACATAGAGTTCTACGGCTTGGAGGAGCATGATAAAGCTAAAGGGCCAGGGAGAAAGATACTTTTTGTGAATGAGGCAAACCTCATAAAGAAAGCACTTTTCGACCAGCTTGATATGAGAACCCAATGGAAGGTGTTTATTGACCTTAACCCTTCTGACTTTGACTGTTGGTGTTATGGGGTAGCTGATGGATCAGAGGCGGTTAAAATACACTCTACCTACAAGGATAACAACTTTTTACCAATTCAACAGGTAAGGGTTATTGAAAGCTACAAGGATGCCGATGAGGTGATGTGGAAAGTGTTTGGATTGGGGTTAAGGGGAACAAGTGCGGAACAGATATATACACATTGGAAGCTGGTAGATGAAATGCCAAATAAGGGAGATTTTTTTTACGGCATGGACTTCGGGTTTACAGTTCCAACAGGCTTAGTTAAGATAGAGATTTACGAGGGTGCGATATATGCGGATGAGATGATTTACGAGGCTAAGTTGACTGCGAGCGACAGAGTACAAAGGCTAAAGACGTTAGAAATAGGCAATGCTGAGATATTTGGTGATGCAGCAGAACCTGACACGATAGAGGAGATATATAGGGCAGGATTTAACGTTAAGCCTGCATCAAAGGATGTTTGGGCAGGGATATTGAAAGTTAAAAGTATGCCGCTTTATGTTACAAAAAGGTCTGAGAACCTTAGAAAAGAGTTAGGTAGCTATAAGTGGAAAAAAGATAAGAACGACAAAATATTAGAAGAACCCGTTAAAGAAAATGATCACTTGGTAGATGCACTTAGATACGGGGTTTATTCAAAATTAAAACAACCCACCCTTACATGGGGGGTTATATAAATGGGGTTATTCGACTTCTTCAAGAAAAAGGGTTTAAACCCAATGACACAATACACGCAGATGCCTATTCTATTGGGCGGTGCGTCAATGGGTCAATTCAACAGGACTTCAGCACAGGATTCATTTGCGTCCAATGCTGATGTCTACGCTATCATATCCCTTTTAGCAAGGAAAGCGGCAAGTATCCCCTGGTATGTGTATAAGAAGAAGAAAGACAAAGGATCAGCAATAGCCCTTGAACGATACAAATTAGCATCCCGACAGCCTTTTGACTTAAAGAAGCTCCAAGAATACAGAAGTAAGGCATTAGAGGATGGTGAGATGATTACTGATAGTGAGTTGGCCAAGTTAATGAACCGACCCAATAACACACAAGGGCAAGATAAGTTCTTTGAATCTCTATACGTTTGGTACTGGCTTACAGGGGAAGGATTTATATGGGGAAATAATGGTGGATCTGATAATCCTAAAGCTCCTTTTGTAGAGATGTACCCATTACCGTCTCAGTACATGGATCACATTGTTGACCCTAAAGATATATTTGGCTTATTGGGTTGGATGTTGAATGTGGGTATGCCTATTGCCCTTCCAAAAGATGTTGTACTTCAATGGAAAATGGCTAATCCGCTTCTAATAGACAACCACGTTAATATTCGTGGTATGTCTCCATTACAGGCTGCTTATAAGACATCCATGATGGGTAATGAAGCAGAAACGGCTGCATACTCCATGATGAAAAACGGAGGTGCTAAAGGGGCATTGAGTCCTGAACCTGTGGGTAATGTTGCACCTATGGTGACATTGGAGCAAGCGCAGTCGATTAAGGAGTTTATGAGTACTTATGTCAATGGTGCGGTGAATAAGGGCAATATAACCGTATTACAAACCCCCTGGAAGTACTTAGACTTTGGACTTTCATCGGTAGATATGCAATTGGTAGAAAGCCAGAAAATCACGTTAGAAAAACTTTGTAGGGTGTTTGGTGTTCCGGTTGTTCTTTTCTCTCCTGATAATATGGCTGATAACAACTACCAGAATGCTTTGAGGGATTTGGTGACAAATACGATTGTTCCGGCTATTGCTTCATTGAGGGATGAATTAAACAGGTGGTTAGTAGAAAGGAACGGGAAGGGTGAGGAGTATATTGATTTTGACGTACAGGCATTACCTGAATTACAGAGGGATATCGAGAGGTTGGTGAATGCGGTTTCTAATGCTCCGTTTTTGACGTTTGACGAAAAGAGGGAGGCTTGCGGTTTTGAGGCCAAAGGTGGAGAGTTTGATGTGGCCTATGTTAATGGTGGTTTGATTCCTTTGGGAGAGAGTTCTTTAGACTTACCGGATGAGGGTGACGATGCAGAAATATGAGTTATGCACTCAATTCATAGTGAGTGATTTTGGAAGAACTCAAGAGGTAGTGATATACGGGAATATTTTGTTAGGCGAAGTTTTAGAACAACATGACAGAGCAAGAATTATGGGTTATAGTGATGGAAAGATTCCCACGTTTGGAGAAGGAAAGGACTTGCAGGCTTGAAAGGGAATTGAGAAACCAAGCGAGAGAGAGTTATAAAAAACGATTAATTGAAACCTACGCAAAGACGAGCATATTGGAGGGAAGTAACGAGAATACAAGTCAAGTTACAGCGTAAGTACAAACCCTTAATAGAGGCGGCTTTAAAACGTCAGGTAGATAAGTTCATT